GCCCGCGAACTGGCCGAGCGTCTGTCCCTCGGCGTCACCTCTGCGACCGCCCCGCGCGCTGAGTACGAGTCCAAGCCATCAGCCGCGTCCGAGTGGGAACCTCTGCCCCACGCTCCAGACGGTTGCCATGAGCCTGAACTGAACCATTACAAGCACGGCCAGCCTGTTGCCACTTGGCCTTATCTCACCGCTGACGGAAACCGCGTCGGCCTGATCTGTCGGTTCGACCTAGCCGATGGCTCTAAGGAAGTCCTGCCAATCACTTGGTGCGAGCACGTGTCGGGCAAGCAGTCATGGCGCTGGAAGTCCTTTGCCAAGCCCCGCCCCCTGTTTAATCTGCCGAAGGTAGTCCACGCCGACGCTAACAAGTGGGTCCTCATCGTCGAGGGCGAGAAGACCGCCGAGGCCGCCAGCCGTCTGCTGCCTAACCTCACCGTCACGACCTGGTCTGGTGGCTCTAAGGCCGTGAGCCTTGCCGACTGGTCTTCCCTTGCCGGGCGTCGCGTCCTCTTCTGGCCTGATGCCGATGAGCCAGGTCGCAAGTGTATCGAGCTAATCCGCAAGCAACTGCCAGACGTCCGCATCGTCACCCCGCCCGCTAACGTAGCCGAAGGCTGGGACCTTGCCGACGCTGAGGCCGAAGGCTGGACGACCGACATGGTACGCGCTCACATCAGAGGGGAGCCTGTCGCCACACCATTGCCGGCCGACTTACCCCCTCCCCCAGAAGTCCTTGAGGCTATCGACTACGCTAACCTAGACGCCCAGCCCCTGCATGAGCCAGACCCTATTCAAGAGGAGCCTTGGCCGTTCCGGGTCCTCGGCCATGACGATGGCGTTTACTTCTACCTGCCCGACTCAAGCCAGCAGATAGTGTCGCTAACCGCTAACGACCACAAGCACCTGCCCTTCCTCAGACTCGCTGGTGCTAACTGGTGGGAGACTCATTTCCCCGGACGTGAGGGAGCCGATTGGAAAGCCGCCGCTAACGCTCTCATCCAAGCCGGACACCGTGAGGGCATCTTCGCCCCGCGTAAAGTCCGAGGCCGTGGCTGTTGGGTAGACGAAGCACAGGTCATCTTCCACGCTGGCGACCGTCTCTTAGTCGGCAGCACCGAAGTCCCCATCCCATCCTTTAAGTCGAAGTGGATATACACCCAAGGCCAGCGCCTTGAAGCCGACCAGGCTGAACCTATCTCAAACGTCGAGGCCGCACGGCTCATGGCCCTGACCGACATGATGAACTGGAAGGAACCCATCTACTCCAAGTTCTTTGCAGGCTGGTGCGTCATCGCCCCGATCTGCGGAGTCCTCGGCTGGCGTCCCCATATCTGGGTCAACGGTCCCTCTGGCTCCGGTAAGACGTGGCTCCTGAATAACATCCTAGACCCGCTGGTGGGTCGCCTTGCCCTTTCGGTACAGTCAGCCACCACCGAGGCTTACATCCGTCAACGCCTACGCTCAGACGCCCTGCCTGTCGTTTTCGATGAGGCCGAGTCCGAGGACAAGCGCGGCCAGATGCGTATGCAGTCCATCCTTGAACTCGCCCGCGCCGCCTCAGCTGAGACTGGAGGTGGCATCGGTAAGGGTTCCGCGTCAGGCAAGGCCATGGAGTATCAGATCAGGTCCTGCTTCGCCTTCGCCTCCATCGGCGTGGCCGCTAACCAGCGCGCCGATACCAGCCGTATCACCTCACTTGAACTCCGGAAGGACAACACCGACGGCGGGCAGGCTCGCTTTGAGCAGCTGAAAGCACTCTGGGCCGAAACCATCGCCCGCCCTGGCTATGCCGAGGGCATCCGCTCCCGCTCCCTTGCCTATGCTATGGCGATCACCGAGAACGCCCGCACCTTCGCCAAGGCCGTTGCCATCAAGCTAGGCGACCAGCGTATCGGCGACCAGTTAGGCGCTCTCCTATCCGGGGCCTTCTCCCTTACCTCCACGCGAGTCCTGTCCCTTGAGGACGCCACCGCTTGGGTCGAGAAGCAGAACTGGACCGGCTTCCTCCCCGATGAGGCTGACCAGGACGAAGTCCGCGCGCTCGCTTGGATGCTCGATAAGTCCATCCGCTTTGAGCAGGACGACCGAACCTATACCCGCTCCATCGGTGAACTGGTGCAGGCTTACTACTCCCAAAACGTCACCGTGGACGATGCCGACAACATCCGCAGCAACCTGATGCGCTCAGGGCTGAAACTGGAAGACGACACCGTGGCTATCTCTAACCATCACCCGGCCCTGCGTACCCTCTTTGAGAACACTTCATGGGCTGATAAGTGGAAGGATCAGTTTGCAAGAGTACCCGGTGCGGTCCACCTCTCTGGCCTCCGTTTCGGTGCTTCGACCCATCGGGCGGTCAGGATTCCTAAGACGGCTTTCCTCGGTTAAGGTTTGTTTGCACACATCTAAGGCGTAACTGCAAACACGTTAAGTGTCTGTAGCGGTAACGCTTTAGGTCTGCCGAGGACTGTTTGCAACGGTGGGGATATATAGCCCCCCTTATACTGGAGCCATCCCTAACCCCTCCTCTCCTCTCTCTCTCTATATCTATCTATCTTTAATTATAGGTAAGTAGTAGGGGGCTTCTGTAACCTTGCTGGTAGTCAGTGTGTTAAGGTGTTTGCAAGTCCTGCAAACGTCTGCAAACAACTGCAAACAACCCTGTTGGGTTATAGTTAGCATTAACCTTACCTTTCGACCCATAACTAGGGGCAAGTGGTCGAGACTCAGGACAACATCCCGCCAGAGCATCAACAAGCCGTTGACGCTCATTTCGATTCGTTGTCACCCAAGGCACAGGCCAGAGCCAGGGCCAAGGGCTTCAGGCCCTACCGCGAACTGCCCAGGTCGGGCGACACAGTCATGGAGCTAGACGAAGCGCGCGCTTGTTACCGACTACGCCAAAGCGAAGGGGAGGACGCCACGATCCGCGCACAGTCCTTCGACCGTGACCAGGTACTAGCCATCCTCTCGGTCGTGCTCGACTCCATCGGACGCAAGCGCTGTCCGGCGATGAGGGGGCAGGCCGAGGTCATACGCATCGGCCTAGGCATAGGCACTAAGCTTACGATGAAACAAGTCGGGAAGCTGCTCGGTTGTTCTCGCGTTGCTGCGATGGGGCAGGTGGCATCCTTCAAAGCACGTGTAGAAGCGGGTATCCGGGGGGTAAAATCCACACACGCGAAAACAGGGGTAAAGGGGCCTCAAAGGAATCTTTTATGACCCCCCCCGAAGCCGCGTGGCTTGTCACCCCGTCGTTTTTTAAAACATGACTTTTGAAAACGAGCCAAAAACGCCAGAAACTGAACCGGCTGGTTCGGCGCGTAAAACAGGGCGACCCAAAAAAGAGCGACCGCCTTTGGACGTTGAGGGAATCCCCGACGCAAACTTCGACGAGACGATCGCCAAGCATGAAAGCCTGGTCGTGCTCGCTCGCGAGAAGTACGAGCGGATGTTACGCGAGGGAGATGCCGAGGCTGGCCGCTATCAGGTCACGTACAACCAGAGTCTGAAGCAGAGCGTTGCGCTGCGTGAGGAGCAGGAGCGTCGGTCGGTCTTTGCGCGGGAGCACATCCGGGCGATTGAAGCGCGAGAGGCGATGCTCCGTCTGGCTGGCCTGATCGTCGAGCGGCTTGACGCGTTAGGTTCTGAGTGCGGTGAGAACTGCAACCCGAAGGACCCGATTAAGTCCATCGGCGTCCTGACCGATTGGGCAAGAGACGCGCGCGAGAAAGTCGCCAGAGTGGCTGGAGTGTTTGAGGAGCCAAAGGCATGAACGCCGAGGAGCTGTTCCAGGAGGGACTGACCGTCGTAAGGCCATCGGCCTTGAGCGACCCGGTCGCGTACTTGAAGGAGAACGTTAAGAAGATTCCCGCTGGGGTCTTCGACGGTGGCTACAACCCTAAGCGCTGGCCGTGGATTGGTGAGGCCGTGCGGATTTTTAACGCTCCGACGACAAGCCGGATGTTCATGCCCTGGGCAATCGGCTGCGGAAAGACGCTGACGCTGAAACTGATTGCGACTTACCTGATGGCGAACCGCCGGGCTAGTATGGCTATCTACCTCGACTCTCAGGACAAGGCCAAGGGGTTCACGCTTAACGAGCTGAGGCCCCTGTTTGAGCAGGTCCCCGATATCCGCTCGCAGATGAGCGCCGACGATAACGACAAGTCAGGGACGCTACGGTTTGCGGACGGCTGCTTGATTCACAACCGATCGGCTTCAACCGAGAAGCACCTGCAATCCCTGCACGTCCGGTACGTGCTCGGCTCGGAAATCTGGCAATGGCCTAACGGTGCAATCGCCATGAGCATGAGCCGACTGAAGGCGGCGGCGTTCGCATCGAAGGCGGTCTACGAAAGCCAGCCAGGGGATATCGAAGGACAAGGCGCTGAGTTCTGGAAGTTCTACCTGATGACCGACCAGAGGGAGTGGCACTTCGTCTGCCCGGTCGAGACGTGCCAGCATCGGCAGCCGTTCCTCTGGGATTACATTCGATTCCCCGAAGGTGCTAAGGGGATTGACGGCTGGGACCTTGAGGCCGTGCAGAACGGCACGACCTATGAGTGCTCGAAGTGCAAGGTCAGGCTTGAGGACAACGACGAGGTGCGGACGACCTGCAACGAGGTTGAGCGCGGCGCTGGGTTTGTGGCTACAGGCAGGGCCGAGAAGGCCGGGTATGTCGGGCTACACGTCAACGCTCTGGCTAGTACCAGCTGGGGGTCTTTGGCCGTGGACATGATCAAGGCTAAGGAGGTCGCTGAGCTGGGTGACCTGACGCCGAGGAAACTGTTTAAGACCCAGTACCTCGCCCAGCCCTGGTCAGACGATACCTCGTCAATGGTGGTAAGCACCGAGTCCTCGGATTACGCGATGGCAGACCCTTGGGAGGCCGTGGCCTACATTGGCCCACGCGGTCAAATCGTGGACAAGGCCGACGCCCCTGAAGGCTCTGTTAAGTTTTTGACTCAATCCGTAGACTGTCAAGGGGACCACTTCTGGGTCGTCCTGCGCCAGTGGAGTCGGACCGGGCACAGCCGTCTGGTCTGGTTCGGCAAGGTTAACAGCACCGACGGCCTGACGGATTGGAGCGGCTTAGACGCACTATCGGCCAAGCACGGCGTCCACCCGCAGCTTGTCATGGTAGACTCTGGTGACGGTAACTCCACGCAGGAAGTCTACAAGCAGTGCGCCGCGCGCGGCTGGCAGTGTGCCAAGGGTTCAGGCCAGGAGTATTTCAACGTCAAGACGAAGGCCGGTGACGCGGTGCGTCGCTTCTACAACACGCCGACGGCTATTCATGTGCCGGGGGTACGCAACCCCACGTCTCTGGTCGTGTGGTCGAATCTGAGCGGTAAGGATTTATTCTGGGGTACGCGCGCGCGAAAGGTGTTCACGTTTGCGCGTGATGCCCTGCCGGAGTATATCGCCCAGCTCGATTCGGAGGTGAGGGTAAAGGAAGCGGGTAAGCCTATCTGGCGACTACGCCAAGGGGTTAAGCACAACCACGCCCTAGACTGTGAGTTGCTTGGGATGCTCATCGCCGCGCGCTGGGGGCTGATCGGCAGGGACGAGCCTCAAACCTTACTTGCCCCCCAATAGTTATATGGCTCTAGGCATCTATGTCGGCGTTCCAGAGGAGACTTTGCTTGCCTACAAGGCACAGGCCCTAGCCGACCTTGGACTGGCTGTCACGTCGTACTCTGACTCCGGTACGAGTGTGAATAAACAATTTGGGCTTCCTCCCGCCACGCGGATTCTGGAAATCAATTACGCGCTCAGTCGCATATCGCCGACGCTCTATGGCGGTGCTCATACCTCTATCCAGGTAAACTGGGATAACCGCGTAGACCTCTAATGCCCCCCAAGAAATTAGCCAAGAAAACCAAGGCTCCTAAGAGTCAGCCTTCGGCATCCTACTCGCAGTTCGCAAGTACGACGCAGTCCGGCGCTCGCCGTATGCTGTTCATCGGCGGGGTGGCTGACCAGCGCACTGAGGTAAACTCTGCGACTCGGACGGCCATGATGGCGAAGTCACGCTGGGCTGTCCGTAATAGTCCCATCTACAAGCAGTGCGTGGACGAGGCTGTTTTAATCTCTGTTGGTGACGGCCTCATGGCTCAGTCCCTGGCTAAGAACCCCAACACCGCTGCGGCCTACGATAAGTATTTCCGCGACTGGTCTGTCCGTTGCGATCTGACCCGGCGCTACAATCTCGGCCAGCTACAGGCCATGTGGATGTCTGGTGCGATTATTGACGGTGACTCTTTCGGCATCTTGACCAACGACCCGCAGACCGGGGTTCCAGCCGTGCAGATTCTGGAAGCCCACCGCGTCGGAACTCCTCGCGATGCGTTCAATAACGCTAACGTTGACGGAGCCTATCTTGGAACCTTTGGTGAAATCACTGGCTGGAATGTATATGTTGGCGACGCCAGCAAGGACCGCTATGTCCCTGCCTCGGCCATGCTCCAGATTATGGAGTACGACCGCCCCTCAGCTGTGCGCGGTTACGCTGTGCTTCAATCCAGCCTGAACTCAGTCCAGGACCACCTAGAAGTCTTCTCCTTGGAGGTTCGCGCAGCCCGCACAGGGGCGGATCATACTCTAATTCTGAAAAAACAGGGTGGCGTTTTGCAAGACGACCCAGCCGCCAAGTTCTCTGGCGATGCTAACTCATGCGAGAAGATTGCCAGCCAGATGGGTGGCAAGATGCTGGTCGTCGATACCAACGAGGACCTGACCCAGTTGGCTCAGACTCGCCCCTCAGCTGCGTGGATGGGAATGATGACCGCCATCGAGAGAGATATTGTCCGACTGCTCCCTTACGAGTATCAGGTGACGCCGGGGGTTCTCGGCGGCAGTTCAGTAAGACTGGTCGCCGGGCGTGTGTCACGATGGGCCGGAAAATGGCAATCCATTCTCATCGATTCCCTCGACCGCGTGTACGACTTCGTTATCGCTGACGGTATCGCCAAGGGCAAGATTCCCGATGACCCGGACTTCAACCGCAAGTCATGGATCACTCCCCGCGACATCACCGTGGACGCTGGCCGCGAAGCCTCTCAAGACCGCGCCGACCTGCAGATGGGTCTGACCACCGCCGCTGCCATCCTAGGCAAGAAGGGCGTCACCTTTGACGACACGCTGGAAGCCCTAGCGGTCGAAGCTGAGAAGCGCGTCCAGAAAGCCAAGGACCGTGGCCTGCCGCTTTGGATGCTTTATCAATCGCAGTTCAACTGGCTACAGCAGGGACAGGCGTCCAGCCAGACTCCGACTGACGTTGCCGATAACCTCGACCTACCTCCTCCCCCCTCTACCCCATGAAGTGTATTATTGATGGCCTGTCCGGTGAACCGATGCTCTGCGACCCGATCAAGGCCGCGAACCATCTGAAGTACGCCGAGAAGTACGGCGTTATCGACGGCGTGCTCGATATGTTCTTTAACCCAATCGTTAAGCCTTACGTTACCCAGGGCGGTACGGCAGTAATCCCTGTGCAGGGCTTCCTTGCTATGGGCCTGACCAAGTTCGACAAGATGACCGGAGCCTCGGACATGGGCGATATCAGCGACGCTATCGACGAGATGCTCGCTAACCCTGCGGTCAAGCGCATCGCCTTTGAAATTGATTCCCCCGGTGGCACGGTGGTCGGTACGCCCGAACTGGCCGACAAGATTGCCAGCATCCCCCTGCCTACGATGTCCTATGCCCGCAAGCTCATGGCATCTGGCGCTTACTACACCGGCTCCCAGGCTGACTACGTTTATGCCAGCCCCTCGGCGGTCGTGGGTTCGATAGGTGTGATCGCCGTAGACGAGTCCTACGAAGAAGCCTTCAAGAACATGGGCATCAAGGTCGAGGTGTTCCGCTCTGGTAAATACAAGGCCCCGAACATTGCAGGCGAAGGCTACACCGAAGAGATGCGCGAGATGGAAAACGAAACCATCGAAGCCATGCATGAAGAGTTCAAGCAGACGGTCCTCCGTAAGCGCTCGATGGCGAGCCGCGACGACATGGAAGGCCAAGTGTTCACTGGCCGCGAAGCCGCCAACAAGAACCTGATCACCGGCCTTGCCTCATCCTTTGCCGAAGCCCTCGTGGCTTTCGAGCAAGACGCATAACCTTACCCACCCCGCAATAGTATATGACCATCGAAGAACGCTTCAAGGCCGCCGAGGCCGCTGTCGTCTCCCTTACCGCTGAACGCGACGACCTCCGCAAGACGGTCGAAGCCTCTGTCGTTGACGTGTCCGCTGAACTTGACGCCGCTAAGGTGTCTGCTGCTTCTCAGGACCAAAAGGTTCAGGAGCTGGAAGTCGCCCTCGCTGACGCTAACGCTAAGATTTCCGAACTGGAAGCCGCCAAGGCTACCGGCTCTGCCGAAGCAGCGGTCATTCTCGCCTCTTCTGGCGTGGCCCCTGTCGCCGCTCCTGTCGCCCAGGCTGTTGTCGGCTCCATCTGCGAGCAGTATGCCGCGATGCCTGTCGGTGCTGAACGCCGCGCCTTCTTCAAGAAGCACAAGGCTGTCCTCTTTTCCGCTAAATAATCTCTACCCCCAAATATAACACATCATGGCTAACACCATCAACAGCGCTCTGATCGTCGATACCGTCGCCGAACTCAGCCTCACGTCCCTCTCGAACCGCCTCGCCGGCCTCGCTAACTTCTCCTCCGACTTCTCGTCTGATGTGAAGCGCCCGATGGACGTCGTTCAGGTGGCTCTCTCCACCGCTGGCAGCACCACGCTGACCAACCCGACCTCGTTCAACAGCATCGGCGCGTCCACCCTCGGTGCGACTGCCGTTACGATGGCCCACCTCTACCAGCCGTTCGGTCTCTCCTACGCTGACATCCAGAACGGCATCCGTCTGGAGAAGATTCTGAAAATCAACATGGACAAGCTGGCCGACTCCATCTGGGCCGCCGCTACTGCTCCTATCACGGTTGCTAACTTCGGCGCTGCCACCGTCACCGGTGCTGACTCGACTGTTACCCCTGGCTCTGCTCAGCTCCGCGCTCTCTGGGCTGGCGTCTCCAAGGCTGGTCGCAAGACCCTGA